GTCTATTCTTATACTAAGACAGATAGGCAGGTAGGTTATGGCCGCTAAGAAACAGCCGGTTAAAAAACAGAACGCACGAAAACCAGCGGTAATTAAACCGAAACGACCAGAAACCAACTTGGAAGCGCTCGAATTAGTCATAGACCAATTACGGCACGCTGGCCGTATTGAGCGCATAGACGAGGCGGTAGTAATGGCAGCACGAGCCCTAGCCGGCCAAGTAGACGACAAACCAGACAACGCCGCACTTTGGCGAGAATACAGAGCAGCTGAGCAAACGCTCAGAGGAATTAGCACATATGCAGACGACGCATTTACCCTACTCATTGACCAGCTGCACGCCGAGAATTAGCACCAGTAAAACGCCAGGGCGCAAACATCACGGCAAGCAAGTAGCCAAAATAGCCGAAATATTAGGCAGCCCATTAATGCCCTGGCAGCAACTAGTAGCCGACGTAGCAACCGAATACCGCATAGTTAACGACGCCGAAATACCATACTACCGTGAGGTAATCGTGACCGTGCCCAGACAGGCTGGCAAAAGTACCCTACTACTGGCCCTATTTTTACATCGAGCGTTACTATCTAAAACGCCGCAACGGTTGGCCTATACCTGCCAGACAGGCTGGGACGCCCGTAAAAAACTCTTAGACGATTGGGTACCGATCATAGAAAAAAGCGCCATAGGCAACGCCGCTAAACGCATATATCGAGGCGCTGGTAATGAGGCCGTCGTATTTAAAAACGAGAGCCGGCTAGAAACCCTGCCAACTACAGCGACAGCAGGGCACGGCCGCACGCTTGACGTGGGCGCTATTGACGAGGCATTTAGCGACACAGACGACCGACGTGAGCAGGCCATGTTGCCAGCTATGGCTACCCGTAAAGCCGCCCAGCTTTTTGTAGTTTCAACCGCTGGCACTAATGAAAGCGCCTACCTACGGCGTAAAGTTGCGGCTGGCCGTGCAGCTGTAGCCGAGGGAATTAATACAGGTATGGCATATTTTGAATGGTCAGCCCTGGAAAACGACGACCCAGACAGCGAGACCACATGGCAACAGGCCATACCCAGCCTGGGGATAACCGTAGACATAGAGACCATTAGGCACGCCAGGCGTACCATGACCGACAACGAATTTAGGCGAGCCTGGTTAAACACGTGGACGCAAGCTACAGAACTAGCAATACCAGCGCCAGCATGGGCTAAAGCTCAACAGCCAAAAACGAAACCAGCCGGCGAGCTTGCCTACTGTCTCGACATTTCGTTAGATCGAGCCATTAGCAGCATTGCTGTAGCCGACGAGCTCGGCAGGCTAGAGGTAATAGAAACCAGGCCAGGTACAGGCTGGGTAGTTGATCGTCTTACAGAGATAGTTAACAAACACGGCGGCAGGGTAGCTATTGACATGTACGGCCCAGCAGGCGCATATGCACCATTACTGGAAGCCACCAAAATTACGGTAGAGAAATACGCTTTAAAAGATATTTGCCATGCCGCTAACAGATTTTATGACGCCTTAATTGAGGGACGTATCAAAGTTAGACCAAACGAAAACCTAGATAGAGCCGCCCAGGCGGTACGCAAAAAACCTATAGGCTCTAGCTGGCTATGGGCAAGAAATGATCCTGCCGTAGATTTAACGCCATTATTAGCCGCAAGTGTGGCGTATCATTGTGCTACAGACAAAAGAGCTAAACCTATCGTTAGGAGTGTCATATTTTGATTGCCTCAGCATTGCAGGTATTGGGTATTAGTCTTATTCTTGTGACAGCCGCAATAGTAAACCCTATTTTAGGCGCAAGCTTGACGGGCATATGCTTGACAGCTTTAGGCGTCATGTTAGAGGGCAGAGGTAAATAATGTTGCGCTCACTATTCACCAGGGCAACCGTGCCGAGTGTGGCAAATATCAACGGCGGCACAGTAGACGCATACGGCCGAGTAGGTCGGTTTGGTGATTTTGTAGACGCTGGTACTTACGTAGACGAAAATACGACGCTAACCGTTTCGGCCGTCTGGCGAGGTATTAACCTCATATCTGACGCTATTGGTAGCTTGCCTATTCATGCCTACAAAAACGGCGAGCGTATCGAGCCGTGCCCTAGCATTTTGTTACGGCCTGCATACCCAGAAACCGCCGTAGAGACCTATAGCGCTATGGTCGGCACCCTTATTTTGCATGGTAACTATGTCGCCGTGCTAGGGCCGCCAAATAGTACGGGCTGGCCCGACATTATTTACCCCGTAGCGCCTACTCGTGTTTCGGTAACCCGTGATAACGGCCGCCTGGTCTACAAAATAGACGACATGGTATTTAATGCCAGCGAGGTAATGCACATTAAAGCCCATAGCCGCCCAGGTAGCGACTACGGACTAGGACTACTACAAACTCAGCGGCAACTCATTGGCAGCGCTCTAGCTATTAACGAATACGCCGCCAAGTATTTCGCCGGCGGTACAGCGCCAACGGGCATTATTAAAAGCGCAAACCCAGATTTAACACAGCAGGAAGCAGACCTACTAAAAAGTATGTGGCTACAGCATTACGGCGGCCGCAACCGTGAACCAGCCGTATTAAACGCTACTACCGATTTTACGCCGATCACAGACAACGCCCAACAGGCCCAGCTCATTGAGTCTCGTACGTTCAGCCTTACCGAGGTATCTAACGCATTGGGCATACCTGCCTACTATCTTGGCGCACCAAACACGAGCCGCACATATAGCAACGTCGAAAGCGAAAATATGCAGCTAATCCGCTGGTCATTAACGCCCTGGCTTACACGTGTTGAGCAAGCTATGAGCGATCTATTACCACGAGGCCAGTACGCTAAATTCAATTTAGACAGCCTGCTACGTGGCGACACACTCAGCCGATACCAGGCGCACAAGATTGGCATAGACGCAGGATTTTTAACCGTAGACGAGGTACGCCAAATTGAAGATAAACCGTTACACACGGACGAAATAGACGCAGCCGAGATGATTGAAGCACCAGAAACCGTAGACCAAACAGAATTACCAGACATGGCAGGAGAATATGCCGATGATTGAGCACAGAAACTATGAGCTAGACCTAGAGGTACGGGCTGGCGACGACGGCCGCACCGTTTGCGGCATTGTCGTACCGTACAACTTTGAGCAGCGCATTAACAGCCAACTAACAGAGGTATTTAGACCTGGCGCATTTGCCGCCGTGACACGTGCCGCCCATCGTGTCAAGCTGCTGGTAAGTCACGATAGCAACGCTTTACCTATCGGCCGAGCAACCAAACTAGAAGAAACGCCAGCAGGTCTATACGGCGAATTTAAAGTAAGTAAAACAGATCGAGGCGACCAAATTTTAGAGCTCGTCAGAGACCAGGCCTTAACCGAATTTAGTATAGGTTTTGCACCGTTGAAAGATCGTAAAACCGCTACTGGCGTAGTTGAACGCCTTAAAGCCCACCTAGCCGAGGTATCACTAGTTACATTTGGTGCCTACGGCGAAAATGCTGTAGTCAGCGCCGTACGTGAACTAGAACAAGGCCGCCCAAACCTAGAAGCCGCCCAGGCGCTACTAGACAGCCTTAAAAAATGATTAGCGCAAATAAAGTAGTTACCACTACGGCAGCCGTAGCTATCGCCGCCGACGATTTCCAGCGCACCTGCTACATACACGTAATAGGTAACGGTACCGTCTATCTTGGCGGCGACGACGTGACCAGCGCCAACGGATTACTAACCGAAAAACACGCCGTACCGCTAGAGCTAATCGTGCCAGCAAAACAGACAGTTTGGGCCGTAGTTGCTTCAGGTACCGAAAACCTACGCATACTTACCCCAGACGTAGACTAAACGCATGCCCTGGCACATAGAAACCAACTACTCAGGCTGTGCCGGTTACGCCGTCGTAAAAGACAGCACAGGCGAAATAGAGGCCTGCCATGCCACCAGGGTAGACGCCAAAAAACATATAGCCGCCTTATACATAGCAGAGCCAGGCGCACGAGCAATAGACCGTGCCGGCGTCATTGTAGACATAGACGGCACATTAGTAGCTAACGACGGTACGCCACGCCCTACGGTAATCGAGTACGTTAAAAGTCTTAATAAACCTATTTTTATTGTTTCGGGCAGAAACATTACGGCACGAGTAGCTACTAAAGAGCTAATAGATAGTCTCGGCCTGGATTACGAGGCGATCTATTTAAACGACCGAAATAGTACGCTGGCTCACAAAAAAGCGACAGCAAGCCGCCTAATAGGCATGTACGGCATAGACGCAGCAATAGAGAACGATACGACGACGAGGGCTATCTATGCAGAACTTGGCATAGCTGAGGTTATTAACCCTAACGAAATTGGTCGGCGTACTCGTCTCGAATATGCACTAAATATTATGCGCCGCCTGCTACCCTAAAATACAGGACATAGAGCACCCCACGCATAGTGGCACCCTCAAAAACTAAAAACCCATAAACCCCGTTTTTACTATTGGAGAAAACCCACTATGAGCAATTCATTTTTAAACGGCCTGAACGAAAAGCGCCAGGCTAAAACCGAACTTATCGAAGCAACTTTAAACGCTGCCGCCGACTCTGACCGTGACTTGACCGAAGCCGAATTAGCTAACGTTGAGGCATTGAGCAGCGAAGCACGCAAACTGGACGAGCGCATTAGCGTTATCGCAGAAATTGAAACCCGTAACGCTAAAGCTGCAGAGCTGGCCGCCAAAATTGACGGCGCAACCGAAACCCGTATCGTCGGTGGTGCCCGTATTACCAGCGAAGAGGCCACATATTCGGCACGTTCAGAACATAACTTTTTGACCGACGCCTTAAACGCCTCGTTTGGTTGGGACACCGAAGCGCAGCAACGCATGGCACGCTATAACCGTGAGGTCTCTATTGAGCGCCGAGACGTGTCTAGCTCTAACTTTGCTGGCCTTGTCGTACCGCAATATTTGGTAGACCTATACGCACCGTTGGCACGTGCCGGCCGCCCAACCGCCGACATTGCCCGTAACCATTCTTTGCCAGCGCAAGGTATGAGCGTGAATATCTCACGAGTTACCACAGGTACAGGCGTCGACTACCAGGCTGCCGAAAACGACACCGCAACCGAAACCAACATGGACGACACGTTGCTAACCGTGAACGTAAACACCATTGCCGGTATGCAGGACGTATCAAAGCAGGCCATTTTGCGAGGCGCAAACATTGAAGAGGTCGTACTAGCTGACCTGGTTAAGGCCTACCATACAAAACTCGACTATGGCATTTTGAACGGCGACGGCTCAAGCGGTACGCCTATCGGACTTACCAACCTCAGCGGTACCGTTAGCGTCACCTACACCGACGCCAGCCCGACCGTCGGCGAACTGTACCCGAAATTGTTGGACGCTATCCAACAAATTCAAAGTAACGTTTTCCAGGGCCCTAGCCATATCGTTATGCACCCTCGCCGTCTCGGCTTCTTCTTGGCTGCTACCGATACCACAGGCCGCCCGTTGGTCGTACCTAACGCAAACGGCCCAATGAACGCCGCCGGTACTTTCTCAGGCCTCGGCTACGGACAGTCTGGACAGTATTCAATGGTCGGCCTGCCGATCATTACCGACGCAAACGTAGCTACCAACCTCGGAACTGGCACCAACCAGGACGAAATTTACATCGTGGCCGCCGACGAAATGCACCTATGGGAAAGCCCAGGACAGCCGACCTACGTACGTTTCGAACAGCCAGACGGCAAGGTAGCCGTACGTATCGTCATGTTTGGCTTCTCAGCATTTACCGCTGGACGTTACCCTAAGGCCATCGCCAAAATTGGCGGTACTGGTCTCGTTACCCCGACATTCTGACCCACACGGCCAGAAAAGCTGCTGGCGTACCCACAAGAGTACGCCAGCAGCTAACCCCCACCTAGAAAGCAGCCGCCATGAGTTTAGAAAAGCAAATAGCCGCAGCTGTCGCCGCAAAAATTCCACCGGCAACTATCGCTAAAATGTTTGGTCTAGTTGAGGTAGCTATTAAAGCCGCACCAGCCGTAACCAAAATAGCGGCCGACGTAACAGAAATTGTGAAACCAGCACGCCGTAAAACTAAGGGCAAGTAATGGCCATAACTAACGGCTACGCCACCCTGGCCGAAGCCAAAGCGTATTTAACCATTTCTGACAGCATTGACGACACCATGCTAGAAAGCATGGTAGAGGCCGCCAGCCGATCTATTGACAATATCGCTGGCCGCCGTTTCTATTTAGACGCTTCAGCTAGCGCCCGACTATATCGAGGCACAAACCCGTACATTTTGACCGTAGACGATTTCGGTAGCACCACAGGTTTAATACTGGCGCTTGACACAGGCGGCGACGGCACCTACGAAACGACGCTAACGTTAAATACCGATTATGTGGTAGAGCCGTTTAACGCTATTGCAATAGGTAAACCGTATACGCAAATTACATTAGTGGGCGGCCAGTTGCTGCCCTGGCTGCTACCCAACTTGAGACCATCGGTACAACTTACGGCAAAGTGGGGATTTCCTACCGTGCCAGAGGATATTAGCCAGGCGTGCCTAATCCTTACCGCTGACATGTATAAACGTAAAGACTCTGTAGGCGGTAATCTTGGCATTAGCGAGCTCGGCGCTATTCGTATGAGCCCGTTAGGCCGTGATATTGCAGCCATGACTAGAGCGTACCGCCGTGAGGTTATAGCGTGAGCATGACGCCTAGCGCCGTACGTGACGGCCTTAAAACGGCGTTAGCTACTATTACAGGTTTACGCACATATGACATAGTGCCCGACGGTATCGCCCCACCAGCTGCCGTAGTCGGCCTGCTTAGTATTGATTTTGATATGAGCATGCAGCGCCACCTAGACCACGGCGATATCGAGATTATGGTTATTGTTGGCCGTATGAGTGAACGGGCCGCCCAGGACAAACTAGACGGCTATCTAGCCGGCACAGGTAGTAGCTCAATTAAAACCGCTGTCGAGGCAGACCAAACATTAGGCGGCAGCGTGCAGACATGCCGAGTATTAAGCGCTTCACCTACTACTATTACAGTTAGCGGCGCTGAAATGCTGTGTTACAGATACCAGATAGAGGTAATCGGATAATGACGACATACAAGGTATTAAGCGACAATTTTGTAGCACCACAAGGTACTACGGTTAACGACGACGATTTAGCAGGTCTCAACATTGAGGCGCTGATTATCGGCGGCCACATTAAAGCAGAACCAACCAAAAAAACAGATAAGGAATAACCAAAATGGCTGTAGAAATTATCAAAAACGCTAGCGTCACTATTAACGCTGTCGACCTATCAAGCCTGGTTGAGAGTGTGCAAATTACACACGCTGCCGAGCGTGTAGAAATTACATCGATGGGCATGACGTCCCGACGGTACACTACAGGCCTCGCCGCTGACGCAATGGTGATTAATTTCTATGTTGATTTTGCAGCTTCTAAAACCGAAGCAACTATCTACCCGTTGGTCGGTACCACGACGACCGTTATCGTTAAGCCGACGTCGGCAGCTACCAGCACTACAAACCCGACCTACACGTATAGCAATGCGTTCGTAGAGAGCCATACGCCTATCGGTAGCGGCAAGATCGGCGAAATTCCAATGACGCAAATTACGCTCTCCGGCGGCGACATTGTTAAAACCACCGCCTAAAAATTAAACATAACTAAACATAAAAAGAGGGATACGTAGCATGGTCGGTAATGAGCTAGAGGTAGTAACCGTTGATGGGCCCGTACATAAGGTACCTATCACGATATCTGTAATGTGCGCCTGGGAAGATCAGCACGCTAATTTGCTGTGGACAGACTGGGCTACCAAACCAACGTTTAAACCGTTGGCATTCATGGGCTGGGCCGCATGCCGTAACGCCGGTATCGTTGTAAAACCATTTAACGAATGGCTGCCGACTATTGAAGCTGTAAACATTGTGGGAAAAGCAGCCAGCCAGGCTGGCACCACAAACTCATAGCACAAGTAGCAATACTCACAGGAATAGCCCCTAATGAGTTGCTCGCTACGCCTATGCTGATATTCGAGGAAATGGTAGACATACTCAAACAAAGGGCAGAGCATGGCCGTACAGCAAACGACAGTAACGATAGATGGGCTTAACCAGTTACGCCGTGCATTTAAAACACTAAGCGAAAACGCTAAAGAGGATTTTAAAGCCGCTGGGTACGCCTCAGCTACTATCGTTGCCGACGAGGCTAAAAGCATAGTACCCGTCGTCTCTGGCCGTCTCAGAGACTCAATTAGGGCCGCCATGATAGAAACAGGTGGCAAGGTCAGGGCAGGCGTTAAAGCGGTACCGTACGCTGGCCCTATCCATTTTGGTTGGGGACGCCGAAACATTACGCCGCAACCATTCCTATACCAGGCGATAGACCGACGACACGGCGAGGTACTTGATACCTACCTAGCACACTTAGAACGAATAACTAGCGGATTTTGTGCCCCTGCCAGTAGCCCAGGCCCAAAAGCTAGACGAGCCGCCGCTAAAACAGGTACACGACGCACCCAGCAGGATTGGGATAAGATCATCGAAGCAGGAATGAGTAAAGCATATGGCCAGTAAAACAGCGGCAATATCTGTAAACGTCATTGCCGACGCCGCCAAATTTAAAGCAGGATTAAAAGAAGCTGAAGCCGCCGCCGGCTCATTTAATAACCAAATGAAAAACATGGCTAAGGGCGTAGCCGCTGCCGTAGGTACAGCTGCTGTAATCAATTTTGGTAAAGCTGCTGTATCTGCCGCTATGGACGACGCCGCAGCCCAGGTAGAACTACAGCGCCAATTAGTTGCCTCGACAGGGGCCACAGCCGCCCAAGTGGCCGCTATTGAAGATTACATATCAAAGACACAGCGAGCTACTGGCGTGCTCGACGATCAATTACGGCCAGCGTTTAGCACACTTACAAGATTTACTAAAGACCAAACTAAAAGCCAAAATTTATTAAACATTGCTTTAGATATTGCTACGGCAACAGGAAAACCGCTTGAGGCCGTGAGTTTGGCGTTAGGTAAGGCCTACGGCGGTAGTACCACAGCTCTACAAAAACTAGGTATACAAACAAAAGACGCCGCCGGCGAGGCGCTCTCATTTGACACTATCCAACAAAATTTAATTACTACATTTGGTGGCGCTACACAGGCCGCCGCTGAAACTACCGCCGGCAAAATGAAAATAGCCCAGGCGTCATTTGCTGACATGCAAGAGCAAATAGGCGTAGCATTAATACCCGTACTAACTAGTCTTTTAGACGCTCTCACGCCGATTATTGACGCTTTTAGTAGTTTATCCCCAGAACAGCAGGCCGTTATAGTCAATGCTGTAATGATGGTTGGCGCTGTCAAAGCCGCAACTACAGCGCTAACAGCTTTAGGCGTAGCCGCTGGCACGGCCCAAGCAGCAGCGTTACCGTTGCTAGCTTTAATGGCGGCATTTGCAGCGTTCCAAGCCTATAGATCGGGAAACATGGTCGATAACACTTGGCTAGAAAAAAACTACGCCGACGAGCTGCAACGCACAATAGGCCTGCAAGGCGAAGAATTAGAATGGGGATTTCTTGCTTTACAGATGAGAGCCCAACAATTAATAAGCGCTGGGGAATTGGCCGAGGGTACCGATGAATTAAGCGAAGCGTTTAGAGTGTTAGCCCAGGCTAGCCCTGCTACAGCGGCCGCCTTATTAGAAACCGACGACGCCGCCAAATGGACTAGCGAAACCCACGCAGAATTAAACGGTATTTTAGACGAAACAATTAAGAAGCAAGCCGGCGTAGGTACCGCTGCTAGGGAAAGTGCAGCAATGATCGACGAGGCGTCCGAAGCCGTCGAGACGTTCTATACAGAATGGCAGCTACTTATGGGCTTGCTCTCTGACCGTGTTATGTGGGATAACCTCGATACGTCATTTGACAACTTGAAAGAAAAAGCCGCCGCAGCATTTGGAGGCTCAGAGCAAGACGTAAAAGATTTTAACGTAGCAGCGCTTCAGGCGGCCGAATATATAGCTAAAGTTTCGGCAGCGTTAGAACTACCCGAAGAGGTACAAACCAGAATATCTATTCTGTACGACCAGGGCAAATTTGACCAAATATACGGGCTGCTAAGAGCTTTAGACCCAGCCAGCGTTAGAGAAGCATTTGCAGCTATTAACGGGCCGTTTTTACCTGGCATGGCCGCCGGCGGCACGGTCACTAGTTCAGGTATGGCGTTAATTGGTGAAAAGGGGCCAGAGATTTTAAACCTGCCACGAGGCGCTACGGTCACGCCGTTAACTGGCACCAGCGGCGGCGGCGGTAACACTATCAATATCACGGTTACGAGCGCTAACCCTGACGACGTAGTAGCAGCTATACAGGCCTGGTCTAGAAATAACGGCGCTGTACCTATTCGCACTACGTCAACTAGGACGGGCTGACTATGACGGTTACAGGTACTTGGACTTTACAGATAGGTACTGTCGCTGCTGGTGGCAGGGTAGACCTGACTAGCCGTATGCAGAGCGGCACGGTCGAACAATTTTTAGAACCTGGCAGCATGGGCAGAGGCTCATTTAAATTTCGTTTAACTAATTACGACGGCATTTTTACCCCTGGCGGCGGCGGTACTTACACGTCGTACGATTGGTTTAGCCAGGGCGTATTTTTAAAAGCCAACATTATTAGTAGTTTGTACGGCACGTCGATAGCCGAGGTTTTTCATGGCATTATTTCAGGTTTTAATTTTTACGACGACGGTAAAGAAAGTTACGTAGATATCACGGCTTTAGATAGCTGGACTATTGCAGGGCGTACTAAACAGGTCAACACTTTGTACGCTGGCCCACAAGACCCATACGTAGCCGTAGGCAGCCCATTTACTTACGGTTTCTATAATACGTTCCCAACGTTAGGCCAAGCTGACGGCTATACCGCACAAGTAGACGAGGCCTCAGACTGGCCGCTAGGCGGCCCCAGCGGTAGCGACCCAATTAGTCCTATTTATGAGGTTGACGACGGCGTAGCCCAATTAGCAAACGTCACGTTTGCAGACTTTTTAAACCAGGGCGTCATACCAGCAAATATTAGTATTTGTTACCCGACAACGATAGAAACGTTTGTATCTGGGCCCTACACATTTTGCGCCCATTATTGCACAATGATCACTAGAGGTATGTCTAGATCGCAACAGGCCGCCGGCCTCAGAGTTGACTACGAATTTGGAAACGATGGCGCTTCTATTGTACAAATAGCGTTTAACAGTATTACTAGAGGCTTCACTATTGACAAACTGGTTAACCAGGCGACCATACAGTACTCAACCTCAACCGATACGACAACGGGTACATATGTCGACTCAACCAGCGTAAGCAAATACGGCGCTAGAGCTGTCAGCTATACGAGCATGATGGGCGGCTACCCGTATAGCACTATCGGTTACTCTGTGCCCCAGCAGAGCAACGCCATAGCTACAGAATGGGTAAACCGTTACGGTACGGTCAGGTTTGTACCTGACACGCTATCAACGTCATTTAAAACAGCGTTTAAAAACGTTGTTAACGAAAGCGTATTTATGCCGTATTTCTTCTCTTTATTAACGATTAAACGAGGCCTATGGAATAGGGCAACCATAACGGCTAAGGGTAATAATGGCGTCACGCAAACCACTAAAAGCATTATTACAGGCCGCCGTATCACTATTACGCCGGCAGACACGCAACTAGTATTAGAGTTAGTCGATCACAGAGATAACCACAGTTTTTATTTAGACAGAGATTTATTAGACGAGGATAAGGTGGCATAAATGGCGACACAATGGACAGCAGGCCTAACTAGTGGCGCTACCCTTGCAGCGAATACGCTTAATACCATTGGGGCCGCATGGGAAACCTACACGCCTGCATGGACTTCAACAGGTGTTGCCCCAGCACTTGGCAACGGTTCCATTAGCGGTAGTTGGGCAAGAATTAACAAAACAGCCTTTGTTAATATTTTTGTGGTTATGGGTTCAACTACTACATATGGGACTGGCAATTATCGATTTTCAGTACCGTCAGGCGTAACTATTAACGGCAACCAAACCCATGTAGGTACGGCTTTACTATATGACGCTTCCGCTGGCTACCCAGGGGCGTTTGGCATGATGACAAGAGTCAGCGCTAGCACATTCAACATTTCGCCCAGCGGTTCTAATGAAACGACAAACCTGGCACCTTTCACATGGGGTAACGCTGACCAAATGCGACTAATGCTGATTTACCAGACGGAGTAACAATGAACCACGATTTAACTTCCATATTTGACCCCGACGAAGTACCAGTCGAATGGTGGCATGAACGTATGCGCTTGCACAGAAACCGACTTTTAAGCGAGTCCGATTGGACACAAACAGCCGACGCACCAGTAGACCAGGCGGCCTGGGCGACCTATCGACAGCAGCTGAGAGATTTTCCTAGCACGTGGGCCCCTGGCCCGACGGCAGAATTTCCAGAACCGCCAACCTGAACCCCATCAGCCGACCAGAGTCGGTAAAGTCTTAAAACGGGCCTAATTAGAGCGAGGTAAAACCTTATGCGTAGAGCCATACCCATTATTAGCGTGCTTTTTCTTTTAGCATGTAATCAACCTGAGGCGCAACAGACGACGCTACCGCTGCTGCCGGTAGCGCCCGTTGTCTCTATCCCTATGACAGTTGCGCCTCAGGCCACCACGACCAGCACCACGACCACGACAGAGGTACCGCTAGTCTCTGACCTAAACGACTACATAGACGAGGCACGAGCCATATACGGCCGCTGTGGCGAATGGTACGAAACAGCTTTAGCGGCAGGCTGGGAATTGCCGACCTACTGGCCCGACCTAAGCCGCATTATGCACGTCGAGAGCCGTTGCACCCCTACCGCATTTTCAGGTAGTGACGCAGGGCTAACCCAACTCAACAGGGTACATACTGGCGGCATGGCCACACTCGGCTACACGTGGCCAGACGACGCATACGTACCAGAGATTAATTTACGGTACGCCTGGATTTTGTACCGTGACGCATGCATAGACAATAACGGCCAGCGCCCCTGGTCATATATTGAGTGCTAAATAAGGTACTCTAAACAGAGTATGGAACAGCACAAACCCCACCGAATAACACGCAAACTAGGCGGCCTACTCGTGCTATGCCTCGTGTTTGCCGCTGGCTTTATGTGCGGCTGCACCGACCGATACCGAAACCCTGCCGATGAACCAACCAACACGCCCACGACCAGCGCCACGCCGTAAACGCCGCTACACGTCCGACGAGCTCGACGCACGCATTAGAGCCGTCGTCATCGTCACTATCGCCGGCGTCGTTTCCGTAAGCGTGCTAGCAATTATCTATAGCCTTATTTTTGTTTACCAGCCAGCCGAACTGTCACCCGTAGACGACCAATTTTTTCAGATATTAAGCCCGTTAACTTTGAGTTTGGGCGGTACGCTCGCCGGCCTAGCAGCTGGTGGTGCCATGCGTAAAAAAGACAATGAACCAGGAGACCCAGACAATGACTAGCCGACCGTATACAGGAAACAAAGACGCCGTACATAGCGCCAAGCGTGAGGGTACTAAAGTTTTTGTCGACTATTGCTGCTACCTATTCGGCGTAAAAAGCCTCGGCATTTTTGTTAATCGTGACATGAAAGGCACCACCCCACCCCGTAAAAGCGTGCACGCAACCTGGCGTGCTGTCGATCTCGGCGGCACACCCGACCAGCTAAAAGCGCTTCTAAGTTTCGTATATGACCACAGAGACGCCCTACAACTAGAAGAAGCACACGACTACAGCTCAGCGTACATGCCTAACCCTAAAGGCTGGGGCGCTGGCTACCGCTGTGATCGTGACAGCTGGAAAGTGTACGACAAAAATACCATAGGCTCCAAGGGCGGCAAGTGGGCGCATTTAGAAATTTCGCCGCTAATGGCCGATCACCCAGACCTAGTACATGCCGCATTTAAAACCATTTTTGGCTAATGCGTAACCTGCTCAGGTTTGCGCCATTAATGCTAGCTATCTGGTCATACTCGACGCCAGCACACGCCGACACAGGTTATTTACAGGTCACTAGTTACAGGTTTAACCCTGAGCTGGGGCCCGTAGTCGGCCCTGGAAATATCCCATGCGCCGAATACACGGCCGACGACATTAATAACGATTGGGGCGGCGATATTGTCGCCGGCTGTGATTACGACCAGGTAGTAGTTAACTGGCGAGGCACGCTAACTGTGCCAGTTATGACAATGTTAGTAGTACAGCATGACGACGGCGCAGCGCTTCTAATGAACGGCTACTACTGGCTTGACCAATGGTACGACACAGGCTGCCAATGGGATTACGTACAGGTAGAGCCAGGTACCTACGATTTTGACTTATGGTATTACGAAAACGGCGGCGGCGCTTGCGCTGCTTTATGGCAGAGCCCTATAGACGCTAACGAATGGGCACCCGTGCCGCCTAGCTGGTTTGCCTCAGCTACGCCACCAACCACTACGACAACAGAGCCGACTACGACGACTAGCACTACTACGACGACGACTACGACGACGACCACTAGCACTACGACGACGACGACGACTACCACCGTGCCACCAACTACTACTAGCGAGGCCCCAAAATTAACCACTACGACGATAACCCCCACCAGCGAGCCTACGACAACGCTATTACCCACGCCTGGCACAGAACCATTACCGCCATCTACCACTACCTCAACCAGCACAACGACCCAACCCCCACCAACAACAACGACGAGCAGCACTACCACCACGTCGAGCACAACAACAACGCCGGCGGCCATACCCCAAACGACGACGCCTACTACTATTGCCCCAGAAACGATTGCCCCTGCCAGCGAACCTGAACCCGACGCACTACCGCCCGTATCTGAATTGTCGCCAGCTGATATTGCAGAAACATTTAGCCCAGCAGCTCTAGAAATTTTGACCGACGCCGAGGTAGTCGAATTGGTAGCGTCTATTGACGAGGGCACGCTTACAGACGACCAGGCGGCCGCTATTAGTGAAGCTATGACCGACGCACCCGACAACGTTAAAACAGAATTTGAAAACGAAATAAACGTATTCAGCGGCACATTTGACACGTACGTACCATTGGGTAGCGCCGTTAGTGTGGCCGTGAAGCGTACAATAGTGGCAGGCGCAGCTACCGTTTTACCAGGATTAATACCAGCGAGGCGTAACCATGTTTAAAACATTTGCAGAGGCTGCCGTTATGGCTTTAGGGCTCGGCCTAGTACTAATCACACTCTCAGGCGACACTCAGCGCACAGGCGTATACCTGGCTGTAGCGTCGGTCGTTCTGTACATTGTCACAGCGTTACTAAAAGACGACAAAAACGATAAAGACGATAACGACTAAAAACGGCTGGTTTACGGTAATGCTTGACATGTTTACCGCCGATAGGTAAAGTCTCTCACAGCCGCCTATTAGGGATATAGGCAGCAGAAAAGAGCGGCAGACATGGCATTTAATAACGACGATTACGCTTCCGTAGCTGAGCGTGTAGCTCTATTCTGGGTATCTTGCCCAGACGGCCGCATAGTTACCGAATGTACGGCAGACGACGGTAAGCGAGTCGTATTTAAGGCGTCGGTATATCAACACAGAGACGACGCCCAGGCGACAGCTACAGGCTACGCCGAAGAATTACGGGCCGACAGGGGGATTAATGCCACCAGTTGTTACGAGGTAACCGAAACCTCGGCGGTCGGTAGGGCGCTTGCTAACTATAAATTTACGGCGTCTAAAAAGAATTTGAGGCCGTCCCGTGAAGAAATGCAGGCCGCCCAGGCGTCGGCTAACCGTATCGCATTAGAAGAAAAGCACCGGCAGACGATTAAAAGTAAAATAGCTGAGCTTGGCTACACGCCCGACGAGGCGAGGGTACTTATCGAGTCTGTCGCTGGCCCTGGTGCCAAACTAGCCAAACTTAGGACAGCCGACCTGGCACTAGTCCTAGCAGAACTAGACCAACTGGCGGCCGCCTCATGATCTCGCTATTTCTCGTGCTATCTGGTATCTACTTACTCTTCCACAGCCAAGATATTTAACGTGGACGCATATACGCAAAACGTTTTAGACCGTCTCAGAGTCAACGCCAGCTATTACGAACGCAGACATAGAGCGCTCGGCCTATCTGACCTACTTAGAGACGCCGCCGACCTACTCGACGCATGGGCTGAGCGTGCCGATAAAGCAATAAGGCAGGCCACAGAAACAGCCAAAAACAACGATACGCCCATGCCAGTACTACGCCAAATACCCAAACAACGCAGGCCACGTTTACCAGACGTAGACATAGCAGAACGTAGACCAGCGCCGGCATGCGAACAGTACGAAAAAGATTTAGACCAACTACTCAAACTAATTAAGGGGCTTCACAAATGACACCAGGCGACATACCAGACAGATATCAGAACATTATTGATCATAACGATTACCTGATAACAAAAATAAGCCGGCTACAGGGCGAAAATATTACGTTACGCCGACAATTACAAGAGGCGTATAGCTTGCTGCACAGGGCCCGTGACACGGCAGCATTATTAGAGGTAGTAGCCGACGCAGGTTTAGGCTTGGCGTGCGCTGGCTATTGCGAATTTTGTGATAGTCGAGGCTCTACCGATTTGGATAATTGCCCAGATAAACACGGCTGGCACAAATTCTATAACCGTATGGCCGACGTTATAGAAGATTTACTATGAGCGAACAATTAGACCTATTTGGCGCTCACGCACGGGCTACCGACCCACAGACGAGCCATGAGGCCGCACGCACAGTAAACGTGACGAGAGGCCAGCAAGTCGTTTTAAGCGAATTTCTCATGTACCACAAGCTCACCGATGAGCAACTAATAGAAGCGCTGAAAATTCGCCAGGCGTCATGCCGTGACGCCAAATTATCTGATAGCGGCGCAAGGTCTCGACGTGCCGAGCTGGTCGCTATTGGCGTACTTAGAGACACAGGCGAGCGCACTACTACGGCCTCAGGTCGTAAAACTACCGTTTGGGGACTCAATGCCTAAGGGAACTACAGCCGACCAGCTGAACGATTTACAGCAGCGGTACGACAAACTTAAGAAACGCCATGACGACCTCTACGCCAAATATTTAGAGCTGCTAACCCTGGTACATATTTTAAAGACAGCCAATACCGACGATGAGTAAACCCTATTTAGACCTATACCCCAAAATTACAGAACGGCAATTTATGGGCAAGGTTGAGCAACTGGCCGAGTATTGCGGCTGGTGGGTATGGCACGATAACGACAGCCGCCGTAACCGTGCCGGCTGGCCTGATCTAGTTCTATTGAGACCTGGCCGCCTCATATTTGCCGAGCTTAAAACAGATACAGGGAAGCTAAGCGCTGAACAGCGCCGCATATTGTCAATGCTAAAAATGGCTGGCCAAGAGGTCTATATATGGCGGCCTACAGATTTTGAAACTATTAGAGGGATATTGAAACGATAATAATAATCGTTAGATAAACCTTGCTTTTAGTCCGATTATCTGCATAAAATACATTACCGACAAAAGGAGAGTTATGGACGATTTAGACGAAAACGAGATATGCACTAAATGCAAAAATGAAACGCAAGGCGCTTTATATGGTAAAGACGTTTGTTTTACGTGTTACGAAATAGATTTCGATTTAGATAATGAAATGATGGAGGATTAGTGATAACCGTCGGAAGCCTTTTTAGTGGTATTGGTGGTTTAGATTTAGGTTTAGAGCGTGCCGGTATGGTCGTTAAATGGCAGAGCGAAATAGACCCTTACGCATGCAAAGTTTTAAATAAGCATTGGCCAGACGTGCCCAATTTGGGCGATATTAAAACTATTAACTGGAAAGAAACGGAAAAAGTCGATGTCATTTGTGGGGGTTACCCGTGTCAGCCTTTTAGTCAAGCTGGTAGACGGCGTGGTAAAGAAGATAAGCGCCATTTGTGGCCGTGGGTTAGAGACGCCATTAGCGAATTACGACCCAGGTACGCAATCTTGGAAAATGTTAGGGGACATCTCTCTATGGGGGGACTCAGCGTTGTTAGTGAACTTACCGCCATCGGGTATGACTGTGAATGGCGTATTATATCTGCAGCCAGCTTGGGTGCCAACCATAAGCGAGACCGTATCTTTATCGTGGCCTACGCCGACGGCGATAACTCGACCGATGGAGGGCAACGTACGGTTATACAGAGCGAAAATTCTAGCTGGGGAAATGACAGAGGCAGAGGCAATACTTGGCAAATCGGTTTGGGAGGCTCAGGGGAGGTTACCAATGGTTTGGCCGACGCCGACAACTCAGGAGAACGAGCACCCAGACGCCGTGATTACCGAGAATGGTCGGAGGTTGAGCAAGGACGGCAGAACGAGCCACAGCCTGAACTTGGCAGACAGCGTAAAACGTTGGCCGACGCCGACTTTAGACGACTCAAAGAATGTAACACGCAGCAGCGGCGATTTTCAATCTTTAACGAGGACAGTCCTAGAAAATTCTTCAGTCATTGGGAAATTGAACCCGACGTGGGTCGAGTGGCTGATGGGGTTCCCTACAGGGTGGACAGACTTAAAGGATTAGGTAACGCTGTGGTACCACAAGTAGCAGAAATTGTAGGGCGTTTAATAGTTGGGCATTATTCAAATGATTATTAGAGCACCCCGACCTACCGAAAGTTTCACCGTGATACGTAACGCCATTATTAGAGATAGCCGGCTTTCGTATCGTGCTCGTGGCGTACTTGTGTCTATCCTCAGTAGGCCTGATAATTGGCGCTGTAGTAGTACCCAGCTCGCCCGTGAGGGCTCAGAGGGCAGAGACGCCATTAGGACAGCCCTAGACGAGCTGGAAGCCCTGGGTTATCTAATTCGTTTAACATATCGAAACACTCGTGGCCAGATGGTCACAGACTTACACGTACGAGACGTGCCTAACAGTATCCAACCGACGCCTGGAAAACCGACGCCTGGAAAACCGACGACGGATAATCAGGCGTCCTAATAATAACTATCACTAACAACATTTAAGAAACCGAAAAGTCTATAAAACTTAACTAATAGGGAGACAGCAGCACATGGAAATATCAGCAGCAAAAGCACAGCTAGAGGTATGGGCAGACTGGTACCAACCCAAGCACGTACCCTGGCGACGTTGGCGCAACGGCCCAACGGAACCCCCAACCATAGAGCAAGATTGGATAGCCCTACTCAGCTTGCACCCAGCCGGCGTACTCAAAATAATCAGCCGCAAACTAGAAGATTTAAAGACACCGCCAAGCCTGCTCGACATGCGCCGCATGCTCAGAGACATAGAAGCCCGACTCATACCAGACGACGCCGGCATAGCAACTGGTGGCACGATCATATGCCCAACATGCCAGGGCACAGGCTGGCGCGTACGATGGGTAGAAACAGGGCTATACCCACACGATGAAGCCTACCCATGCCAACAATGCGGCAAGAGCGGCGTAGTGTTAGCCCATCGCGTCCTAAAGCCTGATCTATTCTGAGCTCATGCCCAAACCATACAAACCTAAAAACCAGGTATACGGCGGCCCCTGGCGACGCATACGCCGACAGGTGCTAGAGCGAGACCAGTACCAATGCCAAGTAAGACAGCAAGGCTGCACACGCCTAGCAACTACCGTAGACCATATTCAGCCGCTGGCGTTAGGCGGCGAGTGGTACGAGCCATTAAATTTACGTGCCGCATGCTCTAGCTGTAATATCAAATTAGGGCATAAAACTAGGGCAATGCTCGCCGGCAAACGGGCAACCATACCCAACCCTGGCCCATCGGCCCCATCGTCGAGGCAATGGTGAAACGACCGACCGAATTAGGAGCCCGTTTTTTCCCAGGCGAAAACGTCGGGTAC